AGCCTTAACTTTTTTCATTTTGTATCGCTGGTACCACATGGTAGACATACTCCCTTTCTAGACCTTCTTCAAAATTCAAACGCAGATGAATCAACTCCCCCTCCTGCCAAATCTGACTGGAGTGAACACCTGAAATCATAGGCTGATAGCCCTTGCCCTTATCATCTGTTTTTCGGATATCATCTCCTTTAGATTGGCCAATCGCAATCGGTTTTTGATCCTGAACCAAGTAGATATGGTTATTCTCCACTTTTTCAAAACGACTCCGATCCAATTCCACCTGCAATTGTTGCTGAAATAAGATCCATTCTTCCTGCTTTTGCTGTGCTTGGTAGTCCAACTCAGCATGCAGGAGCTTGGTCAAGCCTTGAAAGACCAACACACCTCCACTCAGCACTAAGAGAGCAACCAAGGCTTCGAGCAAGGTAAAGGCTTTGACCCTCCTTTTATTCCACATGCAGCACCACCTTCCCCTGATGATAGACCGTGATTTGATCAGCATCTTTTTCGACATGAACCTGAATGCCATTGGCCTCAAGATCATTTTGTCCTGCCTGAAGAGCCATTTGGACGACAGACAAGACTTCTACTTCCTTGAAATCTGCTAGTCGCTCCTTGCGCGAACGCCGGATCTCCCCTAGTAATAAGGTTGTAATCATGGCAAATAAACTCAAGGCAACTAAGGATTCTAAGAGAATACTAGCGGGAACGAATGCTCTTTTTAATTTTCCCATTTCCAAGCGACAGTTGATAGGTCACCACTCCTCTCTGTGTCTGAAAGTGAACATTGGCCAGGGATGAATTGCCACCTGCTCGGTCCAAGCGAATAGTTTTAGGATCTTGCAACGTGACAGAATCAGGAATTTCCACCGTCTGGTAAGGCGTTTGAATCTTCCTTGCAGTCACTTCAACATCCAATTCCTTTTGCCTTGCCAGTGCTATCTTCTGGCTTTCTTGATAGAGGTGTTCAAACTCTGCAAAAAATACTTTTTCTTCCACTTGTTGAAAACTCGTCTTGATCGATCCCGACAAGCCCAAATAGATGAAGCTGACGATCATCAAGGTCAGAAGGGTCTCCACCAAGGTGAAGGCCTTAATCTGCAACCGCACGAGTTTCTCCACTATTTTTTGCATAATAGGCACGGTAGGATTCTGCTTGTTTGTTGGTAATATTTCCATCAGCAATCAGTTTTCCTAAAGTGGCTTGATCATTGGCATGATTAAGTTCATACAATTCTGCCTGGCTTTCGACCACCTTGACAACCGCTGCATTTCCTGCCTCTTTCACAGAATCTTTTTGTTTGGTCAAATTTGGCACAAAGAGCAATAAGAGTACACTAATGATCAATAAGACCACCAACATTTCAATGCAAGAAAGTAAATTTGTCACTCGGGCAAAAATAAAAAACCTTGCTAAATGCAAGGACACGAACTTTAAACAATCAACTAAATGAGCCTTCGCTCTACTTCGACTGTACGCAATTTATTGACCGATAGCCTACCACGGTCTGAGCCATAAGGAGCGACCCTATAACTTCCGTAGCGATTAAATGACTAGGCACGACTGGTTACGTCCAACTTTCACCCGACATTCAGAAATATATTTTAAGCATAAACATATCCAAATGTTTTATCTGCACATTTTGGGCTACTTGTACTTATCTTTAGTGTTATTGGCCGATCCCTCGACCTCAAGTGCAAAACGGTTTAATTCAGCATTTCTGGTTCGGTTCTTACCGCTACGCAAGGCCTACCCAGATTATTCTTTCACCGAAAGCGTCTATTGTCACCGCCACCGTCTGATAATGGTCTAATTACGCACAACCTCTATACTGCATACACCCTCAATCTTCTTACACTTCATGATCTCTTTCAATTACTCAAAAGAGAATTACTTATCCCTCCGCAATATCTCACGGAGAGCGTAACGGGAATTATGTATACAATCCAAGCAAGGTGTCACCCTATCTACACTTGGTTATTCAGTAGATTGTTTAAAATCCGTGTACAATTATTATAGCACTGTTAGTCGTTTTTTTCAAGTAAATAACAGCATAATTGCCGTTATAATAGACATTTTTAAAAATTGCCGTTATAAACACAAAAAAGCCCTCCCGAAAATGGGAGGGAAAATACATTATATAGGAACGCTTTCGAGAGCTTCTACTCGTTTTAGCAAGTTTTGAAACACTTCTTTTGACACGTAAGCCGTGCTGGCTTGATGGCTAGTGAGGAAGTTGTCGCCACCGTTGCGCAATTTCTCGTCGATCAGTGCGTCAAGTCCTAGCTCAAGGTGCTTATTCTTAATGTTATTAGTCATTTGAGCTTGTAACGTGGTATACGTTGCAAACGTCTGATAGGCCGTTTCTGAGGTCATATACGCGCTCAAGTCAATCGCTGGTGCTGTTGGTGCCGGCCTATCTTCCAAGGCCTTCACGCGCTTTTCTAATGGTCCTAAATCGAGCGTTTGGACTGTTGGGGCTGGCTTACTTTCCAGCGCTTTGACTGACAAGGCTAACTGTTGTACTCGACTTTCTAACGGCCCTAGGTCAACCGTTGTAGCTTGTGGACGCGCTTCGAGGGCTTCAATCCGTGCGACTAGTGGGCCGTCATTGTACGCTTGCACAGCGTGGCCGGCAAAATAGTTTGCGATCTCATTGTGCAAGCTGACTTTACCAAGCTCGACCACTTCTGCTGGCTGGTATTCCTCCGCTGATTGAACCACGTCAACTCGGACGCTCTGGTCACTGGGGAATACGTACCCGGCGCAATCAACCTCGACGAGATAGCTCTCGACTGGCAAGACCTTGGGAATTTTAAACGTCACTTTTGAGCCTTGGACGGTAGCCGAAAAAGTCGCTTTGCCTTTTTTGCTCACAAAGTGAATTTTAGCTTGTTGCCCGTCAAGGTCAATCGGGACCCAGTTTTCGTCATATAATGCAAAACCAAAAAGGGAAGCCGAGGCGGCCCGCTTGCCGGACCGCCCCCCCCCCAAAC